CGAAAAATACAGTTTTTTCCCCACCGTCAGTGTGGAGGTTGTAAGATTTTCCTCTGTCACCTTCCTCCTCCTCCTCCTCCTTCTCCTTCCTCCTCCTCCTCCTCCTCGGCCACAGCGGCTGGCGCCCGAAGGCGACATCCCAGTCGCGATTTAATTCCTCCAAACGCTCCATCCTCAATTCCTCCTTGCCTCCAAGTCTCGGTATAATGTCGTCGCCATCAACCCAGTGCTGTTCGCGCATATTGAAATATGCCAGTGTATGTCGACTGTGACGTGTGTTAACCAGGCTTCTTTCATTGCTGCGGTAGCTCGCTCGCATTCCCGCCCACTCTCGACGCTGTTCGCGTGATACTTCTACATTCTCATACGCGTCGGAGAATTTTTCGTTGAAGAATTCACAACTTTGAAAGTTTGTTACATCCATTTGAGACATACTATATAAATTATATATATTATAAATATAAAATATATCGATTACAAAACCATATAGATATAGTATATAAATGTATATAACTATGGATGTTATTTCCAGATTATATGTATCTTTATGCAGAGATAAAAGAAAAGAACGATTTGAAACCATTTTAGAACCGCTGCAGGCTATTACGCAGCTAGCCTTATTGGCATTTTGTCCTAAAGGTAGTAAATTATCTATTACTAATAACGTGTTATTTATTCAAACGCCAAACTGGAGCCAAGGATTTTTACGCAGTTATAACCAAGACCAACGTGATGACCTATTCTTTTTGTTTAGTGTAATTAGACGCTTCAATAAATTTTACAGTGGACCATCAAGCAAAAATAGCCAAGATAAGGCCTCGTCGTCAAATAGTGCACCACATTATTCTGTAAAGAAACATAAATCTTCTTCTACAAGTCACGAGTTATTTAGTATGCTCATTGAACTAAGTAAATCAGGTATTGATAATCTTATTCAGACATATTCCGAAAGTGATCAAACAACACTTTTACATACCTTGCGTATGTATAGAACAATGTTAGATAGGCCCGACACATTTACAGATGATGATGGTTCTGCAATGGAAAAAGAAAAAGATGGTATTGATGAGATTTTTATACAAATTACCGAGTTATATTCACCCGTATATATTGAATTATTGAGTAATATTTTTAAACTAGCACAAGCGAACCCAGAACAATACCAAATATATATTACGGGGATCAATACTTTAATGGAACCAATTAATTGTCAATTAAACAAATGGATTAGTGATCATATTGTATTTTAATTTACGACAGTATATATTGATAATTTACTAGAAATATTATTATATTATATTATAATATAATATGTTTCAATCATGTTTACCATCCCTTGCAAGCAACGTGCTTACTATTTACACAATTATTTACTGAGATTGTAATGGCAAGATAAAGCCAAATACCAATGTAGGCAATTGTACAGGCAATGCCCCAACATGCTGTAGCAGGATTCTCGTTTTCTTTACCATGAGCCAAACAACAGGAACCATTTAGGAATAAAACAAGAACAACCACGCCCCATGCAGTCCATCCAAGCATAAAGCATGTTGCCCCTGACCATCCAAAGAAGTAGGTAAGAACGGCCAATTTTACCTGTGAATCGCCCTTCGCAGCACAAGGCTCTTTCATATCAATTGTGGAATATCCATTATCACATTTACAAATGCTGACGGGACCAGCCGATTTACATGCGCCATTAAACCCGCAATTGCTTGTTGCATTGACACAAGGAACATTGATATCAATCTTACGAGGAATACCCGGATCAGAGCGGACACAGTTTGCGAGAAAGGCAATTGCAACAATAAGCGTGTTCATCTTCGTAACTGCAAACATTGTTTGTAATGTATTTTTTTATACAGCATTTTACGCATCAATTTTTTAAAAATTATGCGTAAAGATAAGTTTGTATATAGTATAATAATTAATATTTTATTATAATATAGATGGTAAACAATTCACAAAGGCGAACTAGAACACGTAGGACCTCTTATCGAAAAACATTACCGATGAAATTTAAAAAAAACTATAGAAAAACACATAGAGAAAGAAAAAAAGTAAATAAAGGCGGAAAAAAAACACATAGAGGCAGAAAAAAAACGCGCGCGAACTTCTCTCCAAATCAATTTATTAAATCCGACCGCGTTGTCACTAAATTAAGCGAAGTTGCAAAACATCCAGTTAATTATATAACAGATCCCACCATTCAGTTTCATTTAGGTAGAAGAACGTTAGATCCTATAGATAAGGCACAGATAAGCTCTATTGCGGCACATATTGGATTAGATGCTTCTGAAATGTAAATATATATATCACATAAGTTTAATTTTTTTTCATAAGAATTCTAGTAAACATATATAATAATAACAACCCAATAGAGGTGTAATATATTTTTATTAATGTATCGTCTGGCATATCAGCAATGGACTTCTTTTCTGTGGTAAATCCATCTCTTATTGTGCATATTTTCCCTGTTACTGGATTTTTTCTTTGACCATTTTCTTCTTTAAACCAACATGGACTCATTTTTTTTATATCTCCTTCTGTAAGATATGCCCCTTTATACGTTTTCATATTAGATTCATCAATTGTTTCCATTGTTACCCACACACATGATGGATCTGAACCGGCGGTAAATGCTTGAAACATATCCATAGGATTTAATGTTGCCATCTTCTCTAAAATTCCTGGCACAAGTCCTTTTGCACCGCCACCACTTCCCATTTCATCATCAACAGATAAAGATAATGCTCCGGTAGGAACATTATTTATATATATGGAACGATCAACATCTTTTTGGCTCTCGCGATCTTTACATTTAGCACCAGTTTGTAAAAAATATTTATTTCCTAAAGGTCTATATTCTCCACCAGGTCCTTTCTGTGCAGGACCACCACCACCAAGAAGAACTTTTATATATGCAGCCAATCCTTTAAAATCTCGTTCTAGCGCAGATATACTACCTGATGCGCTCATACCGAGATCTTTTGGATTTTTAATTTGGCTAGAATAATCATATTCAGGAGTAGTCAAAGAGCCTGCCTCCGCTTCTTTGAAAAATTTATCGTCACTCATTTACTATATATAAATATTATTTATATAACGTATACTCTCATTGACGTTATTTTATTTATACACCTGTAATATTTATATTTTCTTCTTTAGGAATTGCATTTTCTGCGCGTTCTACAACTTCTGCTAATAACAATTCATTTTCTTCTATGCCATTCTTAAAATACTTTACTACATCATCTAATGATAGTGATTTATCATCAACCCTTTCTCCCAATAACTCGGGATTATTCTTGCGAATATACTCTAAACTTTCTATAGCATCAAATTTTTTTTTCAACAAAGTCATGTTATGATGGTTATTTTTCCATAATTCAGCATCTTTCTGTTCCATACCTTCTATAGGTCTAAAATATTTTAAAATGTTTACTAGTAATATACAACCAATACATATACTAAATATTGTATAATATAAATGTTTCATGGTAATTTATATTATAGTAAGATAACAATAATAATAATAATAACTGTCTAACGTGAATCTAAAAATTCTTGTGACTCTTCTTCTATTTTCGCTAAGGCTTTCTGAAAATTTATTATTGCAATAGTATTTGCCTGCATTTTTACATTCATCAAAGCTAATTGTTTCATTTGTTTTTGATATTTAGTAGCTTGTTTTTTTAATATATCTAGTTGCGCAGCAACTTCAGCCGCAGTATATTCAGTTGAATCTTTCGGTGGTGGTATATATTCATCATCATCATCATCATCTAGTCCCTCTATAATATTTACATTATTGACTATATGATATACTATTAAACTGAAATATATTGCTAATATTATATTTATTATCAGCATAGATATATATTATCATTTTATTTTATCCTTGTTATTTTTATTAAATGTTTTAATAATAATATATTTATTATTTAATAATTTATTATATACAGAAATAGTATATGAACGAATACACATATATGTGGCAAAAGCAGCCGTATAAATCATGGAAAGGAGCATCAACAAATAGTGTTGTTTCAGCATGGTCTCGGCCACTTATTAATGGTCCAACAAATACAGCTGATTCAGGCCAATCATTTAAGGCTCGCCCAATTAAACATTGGAGAAAGCAACTTAATCCAAGAAAAGGAAGTGGTAGAAGTTCTTCTGGTATAGGAATGCCAATGGATCGTCCTGGTGGCAGCACATATTTAGGAGATAATCCTAGCAAATGTAAATGTGAAACAAAAAAGGAAACAGTAAATCTAAAAGAAAATATTACTCGTACACACAAAATTGTAAAACCAACTCCGGCAGATACCGTATACGATGAAAACGGTAAACCAGTCTGTGTTGCATGTAATCCTGAAACAAATGTAATTAAGTCAGCATCTACCATAGTAAAAAAAAATTATTATACCGATAGTCGCGCATATCTTAAAAGTCGAAACAAGACGTATGAAAGAAATTTATCTGGTGCTAAATACAAAGATATAACATATATAGACGATAATGGCCATGTATTGTGGCCAACTGCATCACTGGATGGTCCGCAAGTCCGCGATCCACTTAGTTGCGCCGACCGATGCCAATATGCACCAAACTCAAAAGTTCGTAGCAGAACTATTTATAAACCAAATAACCGACAGTTTGGTGTGCAAGGTGCCGTCTCGAGTAGTTCACGTTTAGAGAGATTAAAACTCAACACTATTACTAAAAACGGCAATTCCTTTAAAACCGCTTTTGGCAGCGAAGGTGCCAACGCGGGAAAATATCACGGAACCTCGACAGCATCGTATTTCTTAAAATCAAAATATCAAAAATGTGTTCCTCATCACAGAAATGGAGATCACACAAATTGTTTTATGACGCCAACGGGTAATATCGGACAAGGTGGATTTAAAGGTTTAAGAAATAGGGATATTATTGATTCTGCACCAGCGCCTGCTCCTGCTCCTGCTCCTGCTCCTGCTCCTGCTCCTGCTCCTGCTCCTGCTCCTGCTCCTGCGCCTGCCCCTGCGCCTGCCCCTGCTCCTGCTCCTGCGCCTGCCCCTGCTCCTGCTCCTGCGCCTGCCCCTGCTCCTGATGTAATTGAAAGAAAAATGCTATTTTTAGTTGGCGGAGGTGAAACAGTTGAAACATTTAGCCAAATTCAATCATTAAACAATATCATTAACAAATTAAATAATGAAAGTAATGGGACATATGTATATACACCTTTTATTATAGATGCAAATGTAAATACACAAAATACAAACAATAAACTTTGGTTAATTGATGGTAAAGAAGATAGTAATGTTCAGGTATCACATACTGCAATGATGAATGTATCAAATATAGATTCATATATTAATGATAATGGTCCTTTTTATTCTATTGGTGGATATAGTCAAGGAGCCGCTATGACAGTAATTTATTTGGCAATGGGAATTCACAAAAATACATTTGAAGTTGTATTTTTATCTAATGGATATGTTCCTAACTATAATATTGATTTAGATGAAGTCTTACATGAATTACCCTTAATAACAGCACCACTTATTAACTTTTATTCAGAGACGGATTCTGTTATAGATATAGAGCTAAGCAAAGAAATTGAAACATTATTTAAAACAACTCATTCCGTTTCTTCATATAATGCTGGTCATGCCCTGCCCACATCTCAAAGTGATATAGCTCAAGTTTCTGGACATATCATGAATCCTAGTTTAATACAAACAAATACTATTCGTATGAATTATGATGTCATTATTGTTGGTGCTGGCCCAGCGGGGATTATGGCAGCATACAGATTACATGAATTACATCCAGATTATTCGATTGCTATTATTGAAGAAAACTCCTTTACATTAGAAGACTATAAAAATGCTGGACATGATAACATTCAAAATTGGTTAGCAGCACAGAATGATACAAGAGTTGTAAATGTCTCACAATCAAATAATAATAAAACAGTCATGCTGGGTAAAGGTGTTGGTGGAGGTACATTACATTTTGGATTACAATATATTGATTTATTAGAATTGATCAATGATGCAGGTTTTGATACTACTACAACATATAGAATAAATCAAATAGTAAATCCAAGCACATATGAAGATCAACAACACGCAAATCTATTAGAATCCACAACATATAAAGATTTTCATCAACAATTAGAACTTTATAGTGGTGTGAATAAACACGTAAATAAGGTATATTCTACTGATTTAAATGATAATAAAAGGTTGTTACTAGGAGATTTGATTATCAATAACTCTAAAATAGAGACTTTAACTGGAAAAAAAGTATCTAAATTGGTTTTGGTCAATCAAAAAAGAGTAAAGTATTTAGAAATAGAAAATTCATCCAGCTTGTATGCAAAGCATTTTATATTATGCACAGGCGCAATTAAAACACCGGAATTATTGTTAAAATCTAATATTATAAATACAGTAGATACATTAACCGACCATGGCGGATTCAGTTTAGTATATGGGAAGGTTGAAAGCCAAACTACTACCAGCTACACAACAACAACAACCCCTTATTCGGGTGACGAAAATATAACTCTCAATCATGACACGCTTGAAAAAATTAATGTGAACTCCGGAAGACATGTATTTAAAATAGAATTTTCTGATACAAACTATGTAAGTCATAATAAAGTATATGATTTTCATGACTGGAAAAATAATCATCCTGGTGGTTCAAATCATATCACTAAATGGCGCAATAGTAATAATATATTACAATTTCCTTCTTGGCATGCAACTTCTCGATTTACGACAGCATTATCTCATTTAACTGAGATAGGAAACTTTGGTGATGTGATATCATACAATAACCTACCTTCTAATTTAAAATCACAACAACTATATGATAGCTTATTTCCATCTACTACAACAACAACAGAAACTGTTAGCGAAGAAACGGTTTTAAAAAGTGATTTAGGTTTTGGTAATATTGTCAATCATCTCCAAGCGAGAGACGACCATCTCAATTCACAAGCATATTTTTCTATTATTCCTGGAAATCCTGGGATTCTAGTGGTAACGATTGCACAGGCTTTGATGACATCTGGAGGAGGTAAGATATCATTGAATAACAATAACGCTTCTATAGAGTTGAAATATATTGATGATGATAATCAAAGTAATATAGAAACAAATACCTATATAGATGAATTGTATACATTTTATAATACTGTCAATAATTTTATGACAAATCAAGGTTATAGTCTAACACAAACACAAACTATTGATAAACAATATATTTACAACAACCTAAATTCTATCTATCATTATATGTGTTCCTGCAAAGATGTTGTTGATTCAAATCATCGTGTCAAGCATAAAAATACAAATGCACTTGTCAAGAATTTACAAGTTGGTGATATCAGTGTTCTTCAAAATCCATGGGGAGGATCAACCAGTTTTGCTGCGTTATATACTGGTTATAAGGCTGCAGATTTTTTACATAATTATAATAAGTAATATATACCTTTTACATAAAATACGATTGTGTATTTGCATATTTCAATAACAACTTTTATATTAAAAATTTTTGAAAAATAACACAATTTTATAGTTGTTTTTACATTCATGATGATAAAATATTTTATGATCATGAAGATATTATTGCATTTATATATTTTACCAATTTTAGTGGAAATGCAATAATTATCATGCAATAATTGTTGATATACCTGCACTTGTTGGCTCAATTTTACAAGACTCCTGTTTATTTTCTAGTTCAAGTGGTAGTTCATCATGCTGAATTATATTGCCAATAGAAGGACGTCTATGGTCTTTATCAATAACATTAAATGTTTTAGGTCCACTTAGATAAGCGCTATATGCCCGCTCATTTTTCAGCGAAGCTGCGGCAATATTTCTAGTATGAAACAATTTAATGACAATCAATAAGATATAACTCAGCATTGGTGCTAAAGATGCCGAACCCGCCCAATTATTTGCCACATCTACCGACGACAGCACAATATTTATCGTTTGAAAACCGATGCATGAGTCTACTAATATTTTATATTTGCGATTTAGAGCATGCATTTCATACTTAAATGTTGGGTAATATTCAATCTCCTCATCCAAGTTTTCGGCCGGTTTGGAATAATCAATGTCTAAATAATTAATACACCAGTTTTCTCTCTGGACTTCTATAAAATACATGGCAAAAAATACGATAAAGCTAATGAGATTAAAGACCAAAGCACTTTTATGATATGGATCACTATTGGAATTTATGTTATACGTCACGGTGCATATTGTGTTATGGTCACATTGATGTGGCACAAAAACCGTTAAAAAAGTTCCCATGCAAATTTTGTAAAATTCTATAATAAAGGTTAGTCCACCTTGTAAACGTTGCTTGGTATCATCATCCATTATTATAATTTATATTATATGTTTAAATATAATATAAATTATATTGTATTTTTACTTTTCTTGCTGCGCTTTTTTCGCCAGATAGGTCTTATTATCGGTTTTTGTCCATGCACTAGATGCACTATCGCTACTCGGGGGCTCCCAAAATCCCCATGGTTCATTTACCGCGCGCTTTCCAAAAGGAATAAAGATGGTCCATGGTTTTTCAGCACCAAGCTCCACCTTATGTTTATATTTTGTCGACGCAATATTCCAATGTCCCGGTGGCCGCCATACCTTTTTCATACCCTGATCTAGCGTCTCGCCATCATCATTTACCGTAATATATTCCCAATATCCACCAGACAGAATAATATGAAAGAATCCCCACGGATGGTCATGAATGTCATCCTCGTCACCCTTCATGAATTTATGAATAAATATATTAAATGGAAAGTTCACACGATCCTGAATAAGTAGATAATGGCGCAGCAGATATGGCTTGTCATTCACGCGGTCCATGATAATTCGACTGCGTGGCGGTGTCTCGTCGTTAATTGTTTGTAGTTTGCTAAAATATTCTAGAACTGATCCCATATTACGACACACAATGATATATATGGCATGGGATTCAGCTTGGAAAATATGAAAGACGTTGCATAGATAGTGTATCGCGAGCGCAGTAAACACACACAACACAACACTCCACCATAGAAGAAGACTGGTCAGCGATGATACACATGTATGAACATATTTGCAACATGCTTGCACTTGTGGGCGATATTTTTCAAGAAACATGATATCTTCGTCAGTAGGCATCGGAGTCATAATAATACTTTCTTTATTATAGAAATGAATACGATTTCAATTTTATAAAACGCAATAAGAATAAATAATATATTATTAAACAAAATAGTATATTATTCAAATGTTGCGCTTTATTTACATGATATAAACTATCCATAAATTTATATACGCTTATGTATTTCAACTGCAACTAATCCAGCAAGAACTTGTGCAATAATTAATGGAGCTGCATCTTTGACTGATTGTTTTCCTGCGGCTGTGAGCATAATAGTAATAGCAGGATTAAAGTTACCATTTGTAACACTACTCACTAACATAATGGTTAAAGTAAGTGCTGCACCAATAACAACGGCATTTTTGCTAGCTAAAACTACATAGAGAAAGAAAAGGGTTCCTAGAAATTCTGCAACGTATTTGTTCATCATTATATTATTATGATATATTATTTATTATAATAAGTTTTTTATTATAATAAGTTTTTTATTATAATAAGTTTTTTATTATAATTGCTAAAGCAATTTAACAACATTTCCCCCCACTCATAAAAGTGTTTTCTAAT